GATCACCCAAGTACGGAAGTGATCTGCTTGGCTTGGCGCGTCAACGAGGAACCCCCAGAGCTTTGGCTTTGGGGAGATCCGCTTCCCATTCAGCTTTTTAATTACATAGAGAAAGGCGCTCAGATTTGGGCATGGAACAGTTTTTTTGAGATGTGTATTTGGAATTTAGTCTTAGATTGGCCTCGCATACCCTTCGGGCAGTGGAATGACACCGCAGCCCTTAGCTCTGTACAGGCTTATCCCCGTGCGCTGGGTAACTGTGGCACGTTTTTGGGGTTGGAAGGTGACCAAGCTAAAGATAAGCGCGGCAAGCTGCTAATCCAGCGGTTGTGTAAACCACAAAAAATAAGGGCCAAGCGTGCGAAATAGAGATCCAGAACTGCTTAAAGAAATGTACGACTACTGTGAGCAGGACGTTGTCGCAGAGAGCGAGATACGAAAACGTCTGCGCGATCTACGCGGGACTGAGCGCCAAGTATGGGAGCTAGACCAAAAGATTAACTGGCGAGGCGTGCGATTAGATAAAGAGAACATTGAACATGCGTTAGCGATAATCGCTGACGTAGAGCAAATGCTGAACGCCGAAGTTTTTCAGATTACTGATGGCGAAATGTCATCAACCAGTAGCCGCGCAAAGTCTTTGGATTGGATTAACCGCCAAGGTGTGTCGATGGATAGCTACGACAAAGCTGCCGTTGTTTGTGCCTTAGAAGGTGTTTGCCCACCAAAAGTTGAGCGATTCCTGCAAATCAGACAGGCGCTGTCGCGCAGTAGCACAAAGAAGTATCAAGCGATGTTGTCTTGTTTGGGCCGCGATGGCAGAGCACATGGCAGCATGATTTACTGCGGCGCTGCCACGGGGCGGTGGACGGGCCGTCACTTCCAACCTCAAAACTTACCGCGCCCAGCAGTTGATGACGTTGACGCAGTCATCGACCTATTCAAGCACAGAGATCCGTCACTCTTTCCATGCGAACCGATGGAGGCACTGTCCAGTTGTTTGCGGGGAATGCTTATCGCAAGCGAAGGTAACAGGCTGATTGTTAGCGACTACAGCGCAATTGAAGCGCGGGTGATTGCATGGCTTGCAGGGCATCACACGGTGTTGGAGTCATTCCGTGATGGGCTTGATCTTTACAAAGTTACAGCGGCAGCAATGGAAGGTTGCGACTACGACGATGTAGACAAAGACCAACGATTTCGCGGAAAAGTAGCAAGCTTGGCACTTTCGTATCAGGGGGGTGTTCGCGCCTTCCAAAAAATGGCAGAGAATTACGGCACTAATGTTGATGAACTTACTGCCATAAAGATCAGAGACGAATGGCGTGCAGCCAACAAGCCGATAGTAAAGTTGTGGAACGAGGTTGAACGCGCAGCAATGAACGCTGTGCGATATGGCACTGAGCAGGATACCCGTTGTGGATCGTTCAAATTCGTTGAACGCGACCTTCTCTTCAAGCTGCCATCGAAACGAATACTTTCATTCCCCAGAGCCTCACTGACTGCCGGCGCATACGGTGAAAAGCTAATTTACGAAGGCATCAACAATCACACCCACCGCTGGGGCCAGATAGACAGCTACGGCGGTTCGCTTGTGCAGTCTATTACACAGGCTGTCGCTAGAGATCTGTTAGCTCAGTCAGTGCTGAACATAGAGAACGCTGGATACCCCGTGGTTTTGACTGTCCATGACGAAATTGTCGCGGACGTACCCAAAGATTTTGGATCGTTAGACGAATTTAACTCCTTAATGTGCAAGCTGCCTTCGTGGGCTAAGGGGTTGCCCGTGGACGTTGAGGGTTATGAATCGGAGAGATATAGGAAGTGAGAGAGTCTAACGTCGAGCAGACTGTCAACCGCTACGCCAGAAAGAAAGGCTGGCTAGCCTATAAATGGACTTCTCCCTCTCAGCGCGGTGTGCCAGACATGATTTATTTCCGTGATGGTGAATGTTTGATGATCGAGTTCAAAGCTCCAGGCAAAAGACCGACTCCATATCAACATGCGATTCATAAACGATTGAAAGAGCATGGCTTCCACGTTTATGTCGTGAATGACGTAGCTCAAGGATGTTTACTATTTTAGACCACAGCGACTTACATCAATACCAACTACGGTCTGCTCAGTTCATAAAAGACAATCCAAAGTGCGCCCTCTGGGTGGATATGGGTCTAGGCAAGACTGTTAGCACATTGACTGCCTTAGTCGATTTGATTGTGAAAAAAGAAGTGAAAAAGGTTCTTGTTATTGCCCCTTTGCGCGTCGCGCAACACACATGGCCTCAAGAGATTCAAAACTGGTCGCACCTTCAAGCGTTACGGTTTTCTGTCCTAGCGGGGTTGAGTCCTGCCAAAAGAGAAGAGGCTATGCACTCTTCGTCGCACATCCACATTATCAACAGGGAGAACCTACCTTGGCTCGTAGAAAATTTAGGGCGCAATTGGCATTACGACAGCGTAGTCATCGACGAATCCAGCAGCTTCAAAAGTCACAGCACCCAAAGATGGAAGGCGTTGCGTCAGGTGGTGAAGACGGGCAAGATCAAACGGATGGTTCAATTAACTGGAACACCGTCTCCAAACAGCTTGATGGAATTGTGGCCCCAGATTTACCTTCTTGACGGCGGCAAAAGATTAGGCGACACCCGTGGAAAGTTCATTGACACATTTTGCAAACAGGTTGGCAATCCGCAATGGAGTCAATATGAAGTCCGCGCAGACATGAAAAAGGCTTTGCAGCGTCGAGTTGCTGATTTGGTTCTGCGCTTGGCTGCAAAAGACTACTTGGAATTACCAGACCGCATAGACAGCAACGTAGTTGTGCAGTTGCCGCCCAAAGCAAAAAAAGCTTACGAGCAAATGGAAAAAGATTTCTTGATAGATCTTGATGACGGTGAGGTTTTAGCGGCTAACGCTGCGGTAAAAGTAAACAAACTGCTGCAAGTTTCTTCTGGTTCCGTTTACACCCAAGGTGGGTACACGGTTTTACATGACGAAAAGATTGAGGCGTTGAAAGAGATTGTAGAAGCCTCAAACGAACCTGTTCTAGTGGCGTACAGCTTCAAAGCTGACGCTGAGAGGATCTGTAAAGCCATCAAAGGTGCAAAGGTGTTAGGAAAAAACACGAATTTGATCGACAAATGGAACCAAGGGGGCGTTCCGTTGATGCTTGCGCACCCTGCCAGCGCAGGCCACGGGCTAAATTTACAGCAAGGAGGGTCATTGGTCGTATGGTTCGGACTTTCATGGTCATTAGAACTCTACCAGCAGTTTAATGCGCGTTTGCACCGGCAAGGTCAAAAGAAACCCGTGCGGGTCGTTCACATACTGGCAGACACGGGCGCGGATTGGATGGTGAAAAACGTTTTAGGAAGTAAAGAAACAGAGCAGAACGCTTTGTTTAAATGTGTACATTTAATGAAACAAAGACAACAAAAAGTTGACAAACCTCTTTGAAATTACGATACTTTATTTTGGCAACTTCCCTAAGTTAAAAGAGAGTATTTTGAAAGAATTCAAAGATAGGTTTGCGAAAGCGTGTTTAGACAATCCAGACATTCCCCCTTTTAATAGGGGCCAACAAACCTTTTTGGCACAAAATCTTGGGGTTAGTCAAGAAGCTGTCAGAAAATGGTTTTACGGAGAGAGTAGGCCAAAGAGTGCAACCGCTCAAAAGTTAGCAAAGCTGCTGAAGGTTGATTACCTTTGGCTGATGATGGGGACGGAGCACGGCGAAATAGAAATAAAAAAAGTGGCTGCGCAGCGGCAGGACTCCGCTGTCTATGCCTTTATGGCTTTTATGCTTGAACAAGGATACAGCGCAGCGTTTGATCAAAGCGACAGCGACACAGACCTCGTTAGTATCCAAGGTGGGCAGCAGAACCACTTCACAGTACGCGCAGTCGAGTCTGCTGGAAAGAATATGTTTGTGCGGTTTCCATCAAGCAGCCTTTCTTTAAGCACCTCTATTGTTGCGATGAAGACACAAAGCAGCAGCTTGTCGTTTGATTTTTTGATTGTTAAACCTGAAATATGGAAGTCTGAATCTAAAAAGAAAGGCAATATGTCAGTGCTGAAAATAACCAACCCGTCGAAAAGAAATTATCTTGGTGGCGGAACCAAAATACCGTTTTATTTGGAGTAACAATGGACAAACCGTACTTAACATCCGTCGAGTTAGCCGATCTTTTTGGCATCAGCAAAGGCGCGTTGATGAACTCGATTTCACGCGCTGAATTTCCCGTACCTACTTACCGGCTTGGTAGACAAAGAGTTGCTGATAAGATTGTCGTTGAGACATTTTTTGAAGCTAGACGGCTTGAAGGATTACAAAATATTACAACATGATGTTGTTTAAACAACATTAAATCGAGTTACTTTATGGTAGATGATATGGCTGAATGGGCAAACGCGAAGCAAGACAATGTAAATCGACCTCCACACTACAACCAAGGGGAGATCGAATGCATAGAATACTTACAAGATAATTTAGGTGATGGGTACTCTTACTACCTTGAAGGTAACGTGAAAAAGTACATGCACCGCTTTAGGCATAAAGGCCAAGCGGTGCAGGATCTACAGAAGGCGCAATGGTATCTAACTCGATTAATAGATCACTGTTCGATTCAGCATCCATAGCTGCCACCACCTTGTCGGCGTTTAGGTGCGTGTATCTCTTGAGCATGTTCAAGTCTCTGTGACCTGAGAAAAGTTGTACGCGCATAATGTCGTAACCAAGCTCAAACAAGCGGCTGATGCCCTCGTGCCGCAAATCGTGGAAGCGCACTTGCAGACCGGCTTTCTTAGCCGCTGCTCTCCAACGGTTGCTCAGTGTCTCATCGCGGTAGGGAAATATCCTAGAACTGGTTCTCTCTTGCCTTTGAACAATCTTAGCTGCTTCCTCTTGCAAAGGTACGCGCACATACCTCTTACCTTTTTTTGGACACTTTCTCCACAAACCGATTGTTCGACCATCCTCACCTAACTCATCCCAAGTCATGTCGAGTATTTCGCCACGGCGCATAGCTGACAGAACAGCAAACTTAACAATATCCGCAAACGGCATTTTAGTGCTGACGCTGCTGATTACTTTGTCAATTTCTGCATCAGTCATCCTGACTTCTCGCTCATCACTTTCTGACACGATCCGCATCGATCTGAGGAAGTGCGAAGCCTTTCTGAATTCGTCCAGTTTGGGTGTGCAGTCGTATGCTGCTTCAGCCGCTTTTAGCAGGCTGCCTAAATAAAGCATGTCTTTTTGCACTGTGCTGGGATGAACTTTCTCCCCGCGCTTTTTGGCAAACTTAATTATTATTGGAGACGTTAACTCGCTGAGGTTTAGATGCCCCAGTTCCTCCTTTACACCTTTAAGGTGACCCACCTTATCTCTACGGAAAGGACCGTACTCTTCTAGATAAGTAGTGATCAACACTCCAAGGTTTGAAGTGTCCTCAAACCAAGTGCCTTTGTTCAGTGCGGTTTCTATCTCTTTCATTCTAGCTTCAGCCTCAGACTTTTTGAGAAAGCCACTCTCTGAGATTGTGTCTATTCCGACTCTGCGGATCAGAACCCTATAGCCTTTTCCGTGCTTATTTATGCTGCCCATTTTGGTACACCCTTTGGTACATGATGAGCATTAGTGTAAATGGTCAATCGTTAATTGACAACGAGAATTGCACCACTGGTACAACCCCGCTGTTATGTTAAGTGATTGATTATTATCAATTATTATATGTTGTGGGGGATGATGGATAAAATGATAGGTCTTACAAATCAATGACTTAGAGCCGATTGGTTCATTTTTGGTTCATTTTTTTGATTTTTTCTTCTTTGCCGTCTTTGCGGCAGCTTTGAAGTCAGAATCAGAGGGTGCGCCTTTGCTGCCCTTGCTCCGCATTTTTTCTTTCGATCCAGCGGCAATCCTTTTCTTCTTTGCAGCGATGTTAGCATAAAGTCCTTTTCGCTTTGCAGGCATTATCTTCTCCTAGCTCACGGCCCACCAAAGCACCAAGCCTATAGCCACAGGGACTAAGCCAAGGCAAAGGGCCGCAATTGTTAACATTTCAATCATTTGTTTTCGTTTTTTACGCTTCAAGGCCTCAAGACGCTTCACTTCCTTTTGTCGATTTTTCCTCGCTTCAGCGGTCTTAACCTGTATCTCATTCCAAAGATCAAGTCTGTGAGTCGCTTCAAAGACTTGACGGATAGCTGCTCGGCTTTGACGCAGTTGCTCTTCAGCCATAACAATCTTCATACTTTCCGATTCTGATAAGTTCTTGCTGTTCTTTGCCCGTTGGAGGTCAAATTCCGACTCACCTAATCGCCCTATATAAGATCCTAGTGATTCAATGTTTGACGCGGCACCAGCAGCCATCTCTAATGCCTTACAGGCCGCAGTTACCGCCGCTACAGCTTCAATAATCATCTGCTTATAACCGGTTCTGCTGCCCAGCGTTGAACTCACTGACTACTTTAGAATCAAGCATCCCGCTTCGTATTGCGTTCATGTCTCTTTCGTATTGACTCAAGTTTGAGTCATTGGGGTCTGCTAAGTTGGCGTAGTCCTCCAACATTTGCCGCCCTAGCTCGCCGTAAAAGGGTTGCGGTTCTTCTTCTAAAGAGCCGCCGCCCATTGCCTTTCTGGGATCAACATTAGCCATCGATTGGGGAGGTGGCGGCGTAGCCAACGAGGGCAGACCGCCCGATAACATGCCAGATGCGTCCTGCACACCAGCAGACTGATTGATCTGCTTCAGCATCGTCGCGCTATCAACCATGCCAGTAGGCGTAACCGTCGAGGGGTTGTTGATAAAACCTAGCACGCTGGTTCCGTACTGCTTATCTAAATCACTAAGCATGTTTGCAGTGCTGCCTTTTTGACCACCCCCTAAACTGTTAAAAGCCTTAGATGCCCTGCCCATTACGCTATCTAGTAGTCCCATTACTTGACCTTCCTTGTGTCTAACACGCCGCCCATCAGGGCGTTCATATCTTTATCAAACTGGCTCAACGCTTCTTCTTCAAGCCGTCCGCCCTGCCCCGCAGCAATTTCCAACTTTTGGTACGTTGGGTCGCGAAGAAGTTTTCCTGTTCGGTTTGTAAGTATTGCTAAATTAGACTTCACAGTTGGCGAATCTATAATTCCTTGAACAGCGCCAAGTACTGCGCCTAGACCTTCTCCAGTTGCTGCACCAGCACCTACTTTAATTGGAGCGCCGATTCCAACTAAGTCTCTGTTTCCAATTCTGGCAGCGGCTGGATTTTGTATTTTTCGTTGCACTTCGGAAACCTTCCCGTAGGCAGCATTAATTTGAGCCAGTTGGGGGTCGAGTATCTCTAACTGCTCTTTAGCTGCTTTCGCTATGGCTTTTAAAGTGGCTTCTTGTACATCGTCTATTTTTCTGTTGTCGCCCAGCTTTTTGTCGTAGCTCACAGTCTGATAGATGTTTCGTTTTATTTTTGCTACGTCTTGAGGCGTAAGCCGACCACCGGCATAGAAAATGCCGTCCATCATATCCTCGACAACCTGATCAATTTTTGCCATGTTGCTTTTAGCGTTAGGGTTGAGAGGAATGAAATCTCTTTCCACCTCATCGACATAGGTAAATAGTTTGTTTGAAGGTATTTCAACGTCTTTCTGAGTCAACGCGCCTTCTGCCTCGCCAATAGCCGCGCCTAGCTTTTCTTTCTTGCCTTGCACCTTTTCTAAACTTCTTTTTGTTGGTGTGGCACCAACTTCTAATCCAGCGTCAAGCAGTCTAGCCCTTTCTGCTTCAGGCAAAGATGTGCTCGGCTTCATCGCGCTTTGGTATAGCTTACGCGACAAAGGCTGACCCATAAGCTCCTCCGCAACCGCTGTTGGTCTTCGGACTGAACCGCTTAACGGGGATAAACTGGCACCGGCATTCATAACAGAGTCTGCTAATTGTGTGTCTAATCCAACCGATTTTAAGCCAGCTCTAGCACCCGCGCCGGCTCCTGAAACCAAACTGGCTACGTCAAGCAGCATTCCCGCGGGGTCTTCCATCAATGTTGTCTTGGCGTTATCAACAGAACCGTATCGGTCATCAAGAGCACCGGCAAACGCTTCACCTCCGCCCTGCCCTTCAATCTGGTAACCCTCTAAGCCTTCTACGGTAGTGGGCCTTTCTTGCAAACCAATAGCATTGCCAAATCTGTTTATAGCAGCCGTTTTTTCTGGCCCAATATACTCGTTAACTTCTTGAGCAGCATTGTGCAAACCGCTCTTAGCCAAAGAACCCGCAGCATAAAGTGTGTCTATTGGGTTCATCACAGCTTGAGCCGTGTCCGCCGCCACGTTGTAGAGGCTTGACGGTATGTTGCTGACCATAGTGCCAAAGTCGAAGTCCACGCCTTCGTTAGCGGACGCGGCAGTTTCTTCCGCGTCTCTCAGCATCCGACGAAACTTTAGCTCGTCAGAAGGGTTTCGTTCTAGCTCCGCTATTCGGATGTTGTCTCTTATTTCAGATATATCCATCAGTTAGCCGCCTGTCTTTCGTCGCGTTTACGCCTTAGCTCTTCTAACTCAGCTTGCTCCTCTTCATTCAACGGGGATGCCGCCGTATTTGATGATGCTGGTAATTCGGTGAGCGCACCGCTTTGCGGCCCTGCATTGTTGCTAGCAACTTCTAGGGGGTTAGGATCTCCTAACAAAGCTTCAAACGCAGTGTTTCCGTCATAGGCTATGTTCGGGTTGAATATCTTACGATTGGTCGAGCTACTTCCATATAAACCGTCCATTTCTGAGAGGTTATATTCCAAAGAAGAGACAGATTCGTCATAACTTTCTAAAACAATTCCTAGATTCTCTCGCAAAATTTCTGGCTTATCGAACAGTGAAAGTCTATTCAAAACTGCTTGTAAAAAAGCAAGTTCTTTTTCAGTCACCTGACCTAAAGCACCGCCACTTTTGGATTGCTCTCGCATCTTCTGTATTTCGGCAAAACCGATGTTTGCCACAAGCATTTCTAACTTGCCTTGTATTGTCTTTTCATCAGTTCCTGGGATGTACTGCAAAACACCGTCGATTGCGCGGGTTGATCCTTCCAACAGGCTCATAACCTCTTTCACTTCTCTCTCAATATCATCTCGTTTGCTAGAAAAACTTCGTATTGTTCTTTGCATACGGGGTCTGTCTGCGTGGTACACACCTTGTGCTGTGGTGTAGTTTTCAGATACAGCCAGCATTTCCTTTTGCTTTAGCTCATCGTTGAAATCAAACTTGTAACCAACAAACTCTCCGGTTTCTTTGTTATACAAAGCCACACGTCCATTAACATCTGTTACTTCTCTATATTTATCTCTAGTCACTAGCGCAGCGCGTTGCTCTGACAGAGGAGCACCTAACTCGGCAAGTCGCTGCGCCGCAGCTTGTGAATCAACAGTGTAAAAATCAGGATTGTTGCTTTTGAACAGGTTGGTTTGCGCGTTTGCATTAGAACGGTTAGTAGAAGCCACATAACGCTGGTTACTCAAGTTCTCTAAAGCTATAAACCGACTATCCTTCGCCGCGTCATACAAATTCGCGTTTTCTCCGTTCAAAGTATCAAGCTCTTTTAGGCGCTGCTCATGGCGTGACTGCGTTTCGCGGCTAGGGTCATTACTAAAAGCCTCACCCCCAGACAGAATATTGAACGGCAAGCCGATGGTGTTTCGAGCCACATCGGTCACAGTGTCTCTGAAGCGGAACATTGGATCGCTTAACTGCTCCTGCGCTCTGGCTGTCTCTCTAGCACGCTCTTGAGCGATCAATCTTTCATTATACTGACGGGTTGCCGCCGCTGGATCGCGGTATGTTTGCGGGCCGTACTCTGTTGTAGGCGCACCTATGCCCCCTTCTGGAGGAAGCATTGTTTGGGTGCGGGGCAGAGCAGTCATAGTTTGCTCCGCAAACTCTTGCGCCACCATGCTTTTAGACGGCGGGGTGTACGCTTGCGTTATTGGCTTGTTCTCCGCCAAGAACTGAGCGTTTGCAATGTTCTCATCATCTTTCGAGGAAACAAGATCCAACGCGCCGCGGTTAGTGAAGCTGTCAGCTATGTAGCTAAATAATTTCATTACTTTTCTCTTTATTAAAAGCCGAAGCCAACATTCATACCGCTGCTCTTACCCGTGCTGCTGCTGGTAGCTGATGACAAGTTATTAGGCGCTCCAACAATTTGATTGTAGAAGTTCAACGAATTGTACGGTGCCATCTGTTGACGGTATTGCTGATTAAAAAGCTGCTGCTCAAAGTCTCTGCCGTACTGACCACTCGCAAGCTGTTGACCTACGCCAGTGTTAAACATTCCCGCACCAGTTCGCATATCGGCAGTGCCTTGCGCCCCAAGCCGTGCAGCCAAACTGGCACCAAACTGTTGATTCTGTTGATTCGTGTTGAATGCGTTTTGCCCTATACCAGTGCCAAACTGTCGCGCTTGATTGAACTGTCCAGCATTGAACTGATTACCTTGCTGCTGTCTCCCCAAATTCGATTCAAGCTGAGAAGCGCCAATGCCGTAGCCTTGACCAAGCAGAGCATTGCCGGCTCCAGCGTTAAACATGTTCGCTTGTTGATCGAATCCTGCGTTTTGGCTGGCCCTCGCCGCGTCAATACCAAAACCTTGCCCAGTAAACT